CGTGTTAGAACTAAAATTCTAGGTGTCTGCCGCGATTTTGTTTTGATAAATAAACATTGTGTTAGAGGTGAGTTATATACCATGCATGTTTCTATGAATCCCAAATCAGCTTCTGGTTTAATTAAAACTCATTTCACATCTGAAGATTACTTAGAGGTAGCAGAAGACATTTTATTAGTTAGATTAATAGGTTCAATATTTAAAGATATTACATTTTCTCTATGTGATATTCCCTTTAATACCACACCTTTAAATTCTATGTTTTTACATAAAGATTTAATTGCTCAACGAGTTAAAACTGAATTAGTAGATTATGATCACAAGATGACTGTTAATAATCCATATCGTTATACTTTCCCTGAACATAAATCGGGTGATTGTGGAACTCCTCTTGTGTCAACCATCGGATATAAAACTTTTTTAGTTGGAATTCATTGCGCTGGTGTCAGAGATATAGGTTATGCTTGTGCTATCAATAAAACAATGCTTATGCGACAATTACAAATTCTTAAAGATAGATGTATACTTACTAATATTGTTTCTTAAGGTTCTTTTCGTTTCAACACAACTAGCGAAATAATACCTTTAGGACCCAAATGTCCATTATTATATGAAGACATACCTTCTGTTAATGTTTATGGCAAAATTAGTGATCATGTACATATTACACCTAAAAGTACTCTCACTAAAAGTGCTTTCTTTAATAAAACTGATTATTTACTTGGAATACCGTCAACTTATGATGGTAGACCTAAATATATGGCTCCTAAAATGCGATCTTTTAGAAATGATGGTGTTTTTTATTCACCTGAAAATAATTTCATTAAGAAAGTAGGTGTTTTGAAAGCGCCTTTAAATAATAGAATTATGGAAAACGTCGTTTTATCTTTTACTAGTGATTTGATTCTACGATTAAGGGAAGAAAACATAACAAGTGCAAATCCAGTACCCCTTGATGTTGCTCAAAATGGTTTTCCTCTTAATTTTTATTATAGAGCAATGAAAAATAATACTTCTGGTGGGTTTCTTTTCACTGGAACTAAAAGTAAATATCAAATTAAGACTCCATTGGAATTCAAAGAAGATGCAGTTACGCCTAAATCTGAAGTTAAAATTCAAGTTCAGGAAATAATAGATTCTTATTTGAACCATGAAACTAGTCATTCAATAGTAGGAGCTCAACTGAAGGATGAACCTAGGTCACGTGCTAAAGTTTTGACTGGAAACACACGAGTTTTCGCCATGTCTTCTTACGATATGACTTTAGTTAATAGAATGTACCTAATGCCTTTCTATAGTTTGATGTGTCAACATCGAGATGTTTTTTTTACAAAAGTAGGAATAAACATGCAATCTACAGAAGTTGATGTTATGTATAATACCCTTAAAAATTTTTCTCCATATATTATGGAGGGAGATTATGGAGGATATGATACAAGTATGCCAGTTGGTATAGGTATTATGGCAAATTCTGTCGTATATAATTCTTTAAAGAAACTTGGTTATAATGATCATGCACTACAAATAGTTCAAGGATTATTAACTGATAATCTTTACCCTACAGTAGTAATGGATGGCACAGTATTTACACCGCCAGGTTTTCAACCATCTGGCAAATATGCAACCGCGGAAGATAATTCTTTACGTGGAATCATTTTATTATATTATGCATTTGCCATTATGTGTACTCCTTTAGGTCATGATAATGCTATGAACCAAACCCAAAAGTTTAAAATACGTGATTTTACTAAACTTTTATTACCTGTAACATATGGAGATGATATGTTGTGTGGTGTAAAAGAAGAATTATCCAGTTATTTTAATAATATAACATATGCCAAATTTGTTGAAGAAATTTATTATATGACGTTTACGACGTCAGATAAGAAAGAGCAATCTTCAAGATTTATAGATATATCCCAAATTTCTTTCCTTAAAAGAAGCTTTAGATATCATCCTGAATTAAGAAGAATAGTTGCTCCTCTAGATAAAGATTCTTTAATGAAAAGTTTGTGTTATTACTTACCATCTAAGGAAATCACACCTGAAGATCAATTAGTTCAAACTTGTAACTCTGTTATGAGGGAATTGCTTTTTCATTGTGATGATGGAGTCGAGTATGAAGACTATAGACAAAAATTCATGCAAGCACTAGCCGAAACTACTAGATTCGGTATTGAAGAACTTTTACCTTTGTTTCCAACATGGATAGAATTAATTAATAAACATACTAGTAATTAGTTTTTATCAATTTTTGTATTAAAAATTGAAACTTGACTCCAAATACACTGGATATCTTTTACTTTATCAAACCCTAAGAAAGATATTTTCAGGAAAAGTCATTATAAAAGGAGGTCTATTTAGACTTATTATGATACTATTAATGCCTTATTGTGGCGATCCCACTTTAAAAGATAAATGTATTGGTTTGCGTCGGTAATCACCTAATTCAGTGATTATAATGATGTAAGATGAATTGCAAAACAAAATTATAAACTAACGAAGTGTGAGCACCCATCGGCCTCATACTGCTGTAAACATCCAGCACTCCCCAAACAACAACAATTACATGTTGCTGTTACAGCTGACTTCGAAAGCCAATTCATAAATTGGCTAGAACAACAGAAAGTTTGCAGGTATTAGTTGATCTACTTTTATCTAGATCAACTTTTGTTACTGCAGAATCTGAAGATTTACCACTTGAAATACCTATTTCCAAAGTCAGGCTAAGTCCTAATTTTAATATGACTTATAAACAACTTAAAAAAAGAGTTGATTTGCGTACTAATCCCTCTACTTCTGAATCCTATTATGAAGACATATTATACCTAGCATCCTTTACAACTGAAGAAACTCTAGATTCTTTGGAACAAAATTCACATAGAATCACTCGTGTGGCTTTTGAATCTCTCAATTTAGAAAATCATTCTGATAGTAATAGTGCTGAAGTTATGGGTGCTTCTACTTCCATAGTTTTAGCATCTGCTTTAGATGACAAATTATTTTTAGATGATTTCTTTAAAAGACCTGTCTTGATTTCTTCATTCCCAATCCTTCTTGATACCTTTGTTGATACTGTTATTAATCCATGGGAACTTTGGTCATCACAGGCTTCCGTTCGAAATAAATTAGCGCATTATGCTTATTTTAGAGGAAATTTGAAATTACGATTTAATTTATCTACAACTAAATTTCATTATGGTACTGTTATGGCATCATATCAACCTTTACCCAGTACAAATAGAAATTATTTAGTACACAAAGCTTTACCTAGTGATGAACAAAGACGTAAATTCAGACAAAACTATTTGAGTCAAACTCCTGATTTAGCATATGTAAATGCTGGTCAAGATGATGATGTTCAAATGGATATACCTTTTATTACACCTAATCAACATTTACGTTTATTTAATCCAGGTTCCGTCAACATATTAGATAATACTATTCCATATGGTGATTTCATTACCATGGGAGAGTTATTTCTCACTACTTTAGGCAAATTTCATTCCCAAACAGATGCTGTTGAGACTCCCCCTTATATAACTATTTATGCATGGATGGAGGATGTTGAATTATCTACACCAACTAATACAAGAATAACGGTTACTGCTGAATCTGAATTTTTAACAAATCCAGTTAGTTCAATTGCTACTGCTGTTTCAAATGTCGCTGAACGTCTTGAAGATGTGCCTGTTATTTCAACATTTGCTAAAGCTACTAATATAGCTGCTACTGCAATTTCTAAAATAGCATTAATGTTTGGTTTTTCTAAACCTATTAATGTTGAACCTGCTTCTTTTGCAAAACAAGTTACATTCTCTAATGGAGCCACTATTGTTGGAAGAGATACTGCTTTTAAACTAACATGTGACCCTAAACAAGAGTTAGCTCTTATGAATAATGCTTGTGGATCAGGTGATCATGATGCATTAGCTCATAAATATATCACTTCTATACCTACTCTAATTGAAACAGTCACTTTGGATCAACAACTTATACCATATACTGATACTATCTTTCAATATCCTGTCTTACCTATGTTAGGTACACATTTGACTAATGATATAACAGTTCCTCAATTTCAAGTAATGCAATTTTCTGCAATGTCTCAAGCAGCCTTAAATTATCGTTACTGGCGAGGTACTATTAGTTATAGGTTTGATGTTACTGCTGCTAATTTTACTCGAGGTAAATTACTATTCATTTATGAACCAAATGGTACTGAGAGTTTTGCTGATAGAAATAATAGAGATACTATTTTAAATCAACAATACATGGCTACTATGGATCTTGAAAAAGAAAGAAGTATTACTATTCATGTTGGTTTCAATCATCATAAAACTTTCGCTAAAGTATTTAGTGGTGATAGCTTCTCTGTTGGTGGTGTCAGAGATTATATGAGTAGTTATGGAGATTTGGAGGGTCAAGTGATTGCCTCTAACACTCTTGGTCAAGCAACAGGAGTAATTTCAGTTAGAAATGCAACTACAATAACTGGCATAAATGTGAGTCAACCTCTATATATACATACATATGTATATAGTAATGATTTAGAACTTGCCGAACCACATGATACCAAGCATTTTGATAGTATGGTGTCTACTGTTAATGCAGAAAGTTCTTACGAACAAGGAGAGCCACTTAATAAAGTTCAAATTAAGGACCAACATAGAGTCACTGTTACTGGTAAAGAATTATTAATTAATAGAACTATACCAGATAATCATGATATTTACATGGCTCATTTTGGAGAAAAGATACAATCTCTTAGAGTTTTACTTAAAAGAGATCAAATGGCCTATGTTATTAATTTAACAGGAACTACTAATGTATTAACTCATCCTTTGTGGCCACCTTACGCAGTGGGTACAGTACCTAAGAGTATTGTTATACCAGCTGAGATAGGATTCAGAAACACTTTTAATATCATGAGATTTTGTTATCTAGGTATGAGAGGTGGAATGAGATATCGCAATTTTGGATCAAGTGATGGCTTCGTTGGTCCTTGTGTTATTAAACTTGTACGTTCGACAGCATTTAGTGCTTCGACTACATCCGACACTCTAGACACAAGTACTTTCTTACCAGGAGCAAGTGGTGGAATAATTCAAAATCCTCTTCATGGAGGTATAGAATATGAAATTCCATATAAACAAAATCATTTATTTGATTCATCTGCCCTTTTCAGATCTAATGCAACCATTGATAGAGAAGATTTTACTACTGGAGTAATCCTTAAATATCTTACTTCTTCAACTGTTGGAAAAAGATTTGTGATGTGTTCTATTGCCGAAGATTTTAATTTTATTAGATTTCAAGGTGCTGGATTCTACACATTAAACTAGCTATAGTTAAATAGCCGCGAGCGAACGCGTATAAAAAAATAAATTCAAATGCGAACGCATTTATTTATGTTCGCACTTTTTAATTTCCTAGAAATATTTTATTTCCGTAAAT